GTATATGGGTGAGCCTGTTAAGGATGACAGACCACTCACAGATGAAATATTGAAGGAATTGGGGTTTGAGTATGTTGCGATATTCCCGGATTGTGATATAAACAAAGAGTGGAAACATCCTGAATATCAATTTGAGATATTAAGGGTTGATGGAAAAATAGAATCTATTAGGTTGTTATATGATGGTGGAAATTTCAAAACAGTCGGCTCAGTAAAAATGCTAATTGAAGCCTTAAAGGGGGATTAAAGGAGAAAGAATGAAACATTGTAGCACTTGCGACGGCGACGGCTGGATACAGTTTAGTTGCTGTGGCGATGATATGAAATTGTACTTACCAGACTGCGACCTTTGCCCTTCATGTGGCGAACATCAAGGCGAGCCGGAAAAGGAAAAATGTGAGGACTGTGATGGCTCAATGGAATAATATAAATAATATTAAAATGTAAAAATAATTACATTACTTTTAGTTAGTCTCACCCTGTACCTTTATCCTAATTAATTATTAAATTAATATGGATAATACCCTATATGCCTGGTAAGAAAAAAAAGCCAGGCAGACCTAAAAAGCCTGTAGGCAGACCAAAGAAATATAACCTGGACACTAACAAAGTAGAAGAGCTGGCTGGATATGGCTGTACTGATACTGAGATGGCGTCATTTTTTGATATTTCACGCACTACCTTAGAGCGTAATTATGGGCAATTTATTACAAAAGGGCGAGAGGAGGGCAAGACCAGGCTAAGAAAACTGCAGTGGAAATCTGCAGAAAAGGGTAACGTAGTTATGCTTATATGGCTGGGTAAACAGGTACTTGGCCAGACTGACCGTAAAGAGGTAGAAATGATTAACCCTATAGATAATGTAGAGTTTATAGATGGGTTATAATCTGCAGTTAAAAGAGAGTAATTACTACCCCTGGCAGTGGGAGTTCCTTAAAAGCCCTAAGCCTATCAATGGTGCAGTGGCCGGCATGGGTGCCGGTAAGACGCACATATTTCTACACAAGACAGCTATTAACCTGGTAACCCGTAAAAATAAGCATGGCGTTAGTAATGGCTGGATAGTATACCCTACCTATGACCTGGCAGATGATTTATTTGTAGAGCCATTTAAAGAGATATTAGGCGGCCTGGGCATTTCTTATGAGTATAACATGGCTAAGCACCGATTCATCACAGCCGCAGGTAACATAAAGATATACCAGCTACAAAAGCCGCACAGGATTATAGGCGCCGAGCTTACATTCATAGGCTTTGACGAGTTTGATGTAGAGAGCTGGAAAAACTGCGACCTGGCATTTAAGAAGGCTATAGGGCGTATGCGTGGCAGTGAGAACTGTGAGCTATATATAGTAAGCACGCCAGAGGGGTACCATTACTGCCATAAGATATTTGCAGAGGACTTAGATAAAAACCGCCTTGTAGTACATGGTAAAACCACTGATAATATAGCGCTGCCTAAAGCCTATGTAAAACTAATGGAGGATGCCTATGATAGCCGGATGCTGGCAGCTTACAGGGATGGTAAATTCGTAAACATCCAGGCAGGAAATACATACTATAACTTTAATAGGGAGAATAATGTAGATGACAAAGCAGAATATATACCCAGCTTACCTATATGTGCCGCAGTGGACTTTAACGTGGTGCCAATGGCAGCCAGTCTGGTGCAGCTCCACAAGCAACGGCCTCAAATACGAGTATTTGACACAATAGAATTAAGGCATAGCGGAGGTAGGGAAATACTAACTGATACTATGGCTAAAGAGATAAAGGCACGCTATAGGTCTAAAAGCTATATAGTATACCCAGACCCAGCTAACCAGCGCCATACCTCTGCACTTGATACAGACCATGAAATACTACGCCATAATGGTTTTATAGTCAAGGCTAAGCCAAAAGCGCCCAGGGTAGCAGACAGGGTTAATGCCGTTAATAAGGTATTAGAGGGTAATTTAATTATACACCCACGCTGTAAGCCGCTCATAATAGACCTGGAGCAGACCAGCAACGTACCAGGTACAAGGCAGATAGACAAGAGCAATAAAGAGCGCAGCCATTTTTCTGATGGCCTGGGGTACCTGATAGATTTAGAATATCCAATTATTAAACCATTATTAGGGAGTATGCAGAGGTGATACCAAACATAGGCAAATTAGCTGTAGAGCAAAGTAAGATGGACTGGCAGCAAAAAGAAAAAGACTTGTGGAATGAGAAGCGAACTATAGCGTATAATTATTATAAAGGGCGCACAGAGGCATATACATCCAAGTATTTTGCAGATACGTTATTAGATAAAATACCAAGCTCTAATGTGAATATGACCAGGCGTATAATAAACCGTATAAGCCTGGTATATATGCAGCCACCCATAAGGCATTACAGCATAGAGGACATCCCTAACCTATTCCATGATAAAGATAATAAACTGCAGCGCTTGGAGCGCCTAACTAACTTACTGGAGGTAATGCTTATTAAACCTACCTGGCGTAATGAGCAGATAGAATATGACCTTATACGTGACTGGGAGCCATTATTTGCTAACGACGACCCACTGACACCTATAGCTATTACCTACCCTATAAGTACCAAAGATACCGTAATGGATACTACGCCGGAGCTAATGGCATATTGGGATGAAGATAACCACTTTATATATGATAAAAATGGTAAGATGTATAAGGATGAGGAAAACCCAGATATGTTAAACCCCTATCATGTTTTGCCGTTTATAGAGGTCTATGCGGAGGGTAAGCCAGAGGCCTCATATTTTGATACAGATGCCAGCCCTTCACTAATATCTACTAACCTGGCGTTAAATGTAGCAGAGACTAATAAAAATGCTAACATTATGTTCCAGAGTTTTGGCTACCCGTATATAACAGGCAGTAACCTGGAAAAAGATAAGATAGAGGTAGGCCAGGATAAAATAACCTTCCTGGGACACGACGGCCAATTTAATATAGCTGTGCCGCCTAACAGTATCCCTGCTATAACAGAGAGCGTAAACGAGAGCTACAAGATGCTGGCGCTAAATTATCATTTAACTGCGGCCTTTGTAGAAGGTACCACCGCAGCCAGCGGTATAAGTATTAGGCTCAGGAACCAGGAACTAATGGACGCAAGGCGTGGCGATGTAATTAAGTATAATGAGCTGGAGCATAAGCTATTTGCGCTTGAAAGTATTATAATAGATACACACCTCAAAAGGGATGCTGGTGAGCTTATTAATGTTAATTATGAGGAAAGCACAGAGATACTAACAGACCAGGAGCAGCGTGATAAATGGGACTGGGAAATGGCTATAGGCAAGAAAGACCTGGCAGACGTACTGATGGAAAGCGACCCAGATATGTTTACAGATAGAGGTGAGGCCTTAGCGTATATAAAAGAGCGTAAAACAGATGCCGCAGCGGTAGAACTAAGTAGTAACGGTAATGGTAACGGTAGCCTGCTGGCTGCACTGACGGCGCCAGTTAGCTAATGGCTGTAAACCAGAATGATATTGATAAGCTGGCAGGTGACATAGCAAATATGGTGCTGCGCATGGAGGAGGAGCTTGTAGCTGGATTTATGGAGCTTAAAGGCGCTATGAGTACCGAGGCCTTTATACAGGTATTACAGGAGGTGGACGTTAGCGCCCTTGTAGCTCAAAAGAGCGCCACCATAATTAGCCGTTTTGGTGAAGGTCACCAGCTAACGCTATTGCAGATGGAAAATATAGGTGCTATTACAGAGACTACGCTAAGCGCACTGTATAACTTTAGCACAGATAACTTAATAGCAGAGATGGAGGCTATAGCCAGTGTAGTGCGTAATAAGGTGCTGCAGGGCATAATAGCAGGCATGGGAGAGGGTGAAATAGTGGCCAGCATTACAGCAAGCACACTAAGTAAAGCGCAGCTTAGGACTGTAGTAAATACAGCCCTTAATACTTATAGCAGAGCGGTCAATAAGGTTATGATGGATACCCTCCCTGCCAGTGTGAAATATGTATACGTGGGTGCCATAGATGAAAAAACCAGGCCGGAGTGCCTGGATATGGCAGCAGCAGGCGCACTTACCCAGGAACAAATAGAAAATAGCTTTGGTGCCGGTGTGCTTATAGACGGTGGCGGCTTTAACTGTAGGCACCAATGGGAAATGCAGAGCGCTAAACAGTTTGGCCACCATCCAGGCGCAGCAGGAGAGCTTAGAGCCAATGCTTAGCAGAAATTACTTTATGAATATTGCACCTATTGTGAGAGATATGTATAGAAAACATATATTCAGTAAAGCCCTGGATGTGCACGGTGCACCGTTTAAATCTTATACCACGCAATACGGAGAGCGCAAGCGGGGTAACAAGTTTAAAAGACAGAGTACAGAGTATAAAAATAGCAGGGCGCCGGTGCTTACCGGTGATTTATACGGTGATTTTAAAGTGCTAAAAATAATGAATAATGGCTTTCAGCTTGGCTGGGCTGCTTTTGGCTCCAGGGTAATACACCTGGGGAAAATGGGCAGAGTGCTTAGTGCTGATAACCAGGTATTCCCTGACAAAGTAGAGAGATTTATAGATAAAGCTACCAGCCGCAGAGTGCGCAAAAAGCTACCCAAAAATAAAACTATAAGATTTAAAATATAAATATTTTTATAGTGTTTTTTATGACTTATATCACAGATATTAAACCAAGATTAATTACTCACTAAAGAGGTATAAAATGGAACAAGAGAACAATACAGACATACCGGCTAAGGAAACAGCCGAAAATAACCCTGGCACACAAGCCGGTAAAAATAATGATGCTAAAATCCCTACGCCACGCTTTAATGAAGTTGTGTCAGAACGTAATGTACTGCGTGAGCAAGTAGCTGAACTCAAAGACAAATTCTCCAAGGTAGAAGCAGACCAGAAAAAGGCACACGAAACAGGGCTGAAGGAAAAAGAGGAGTACAAAATTTTGTATGAGGAGCAAGGCACCGAGCTTGACAAGTATAAGACTAAAGCCGAGGCATGGGATACTTATGAGGCAGACCGCCGCAAAGCGTTAATAGGAAAGCTACCAGAGAACCGGCAGGAATTTGGTGCAGATATGAGCCTGGCTAAACTTGAAAAGTTTACAGAGCAGGAGCTAACGGCACCACCTAAAACAAATGCTGGCAGACCTGGTAATGCCTCAGCAGAATATGGCGGCTATAGCTCCCTGGAGGAGTTTGCAATTAAAGACCCCATTGGGTGTGAAAAATACTTGCAGCAAAGCACGCCAGGATATATTAGATAATAATTAATAAGCCCTACCTGAAGGCGGCATAGCCGTAGCTGATAGAGGGCAAAAATTAGGAGCCAATCATGGCAGTAACAGACGTAGGAGTAGCGGCTGGTGGGCTTGGTAAGACAATAGCAGCGGCTATATTACAATTTAACAAGGCTGCAGTATTTCAGAAAATAATCAACATGGTACCATGCGCACCAGGCACTAATGTAGCACAGGTGCCTGTATATAGTAAGATGGCACTAAGTACTGTAACTACAAACGCCACCGGCGCAGAGGAAACTACAGGAAGCGCAGAAAGTATTACCTCAACAGCTACAAATCTAGAAGTGTTTAGAAACAATGTATATGCACAAGTAACTGATTTAGCTGCGTTTGGTAATTCAGATGCTTTACTTGTAAATGCAGGTAGCATATTAGGTAATACAGTAGCGGCGCATTTTGACGAGGAAGGCGCAACATTGCAGGATACATTTGGCACGGCTGTAGGCGGTGCTGCTATCTCTATGCACATGGGTCTTATATTTGATGCCGTAGCTGGATTAGAGGGTGATGATGCACCCAGGGGCTACTCTGCTGTACTTCACCCGTTACAGTTGTGGGGTAGTTTTGGCCTTACTAATGAGCTTGCTAATACAGCGGTGCTGCAGGCAAATGCTGCGCTATCCCAAAGCCCGGGCGTAGGTGAGTCATTTAGGGCTGCTGGCTTTGCTACTACTGTAGGCGGTGTAGATATATATACCTCCTCGCAGGTAGTATCGATATCTGACCAGCATAAGGGCGGTATATTTGCCAAGACTGCTATCTCTTGTGCTTATATAGACCAGGGCGCTGGCAATTTCATCCAAATAGAAACAGACCGTAACGCACCGGCAGCCTCTACTGAGGTAGTAGCTAATGGCTACTTTAATCTGGCGGTAACTGTAAATGCACATGGCAGAGAAGTACATACTGAGACTTCCACCTAATAGCTATAACCGGAATGTATAGGGAGGGGTGACCCTCCCTATACTTATTAGTATGGCAGAGATACATATAAAAAAGTCAAAAGAGCTAAAGAACATTGGCGGGCATAAGCCTTTTGGTATTGACTTAGACCCTGATAATGACCTGTGCCTTGCAAAAGATAAAGACGCCGGCCAGTTAGCATATTATAAAGGTAAGCCCATGAAATATTTAGATTATTGGGGCGAAATATGCACAAGGGGAGAAAAAAATAAAAAAGGCAAAAATTTAAATCTAAGTACCTTTGCTGGATACGGCAGTGGTACATTAAAAAAACCATACAGGGAGATAGATAAAAATGGCAGCTAAAAAAGATAATAAAAAGGCTACTGTATATAAATATGAGATTATGCTAAAAGATGGTAACATTATATATAGGGATAACCTGGACGAAGACGCTATTAAATCGTATGAAGGCAGAGGCCATAAAGTTAAAAAGGTAGGGGCATAAGATGGCTATAATTTCTAAGAGCTGGATACATGACCGCAGCAAAATGGAAGGCGCCAGCGGTGACGGTGACGGTATACTGCCAGAGGATGTACAAGATTATATAACTGCTAACGGCGGGACTATAGACGCCACCTCAAATATGAGTATATCTATGTGTCCTATAGACGGCAATAGGGTGCTAACTCTATTGGTTATGGATAATGCCTAAATGCCCTTTAAGAGCTTAAAAGAAAGTCTAAAACTAAATGAGGGCTTTAGGCCTACTGTATATAAAGACCACCTGGGATATGATACTATAGGCTACGGCTTTGCTATAAAAGACCTTGTATTAGATGAGGATATAGCAGGATTAATATTAGAGCGTGATATATTTAGGCGCTATATGCAGCTTAATAGTAACTTCGATTGGTTTTCAAGTCAGCCGGATAATGTGCGTGATGTCTGCGTGGAAATGGTCTACCAGCTGGGCTTTAGTGGCTTTTGTAAGTTTAAAAAAACTATACAGTATTTAATAGAGGGTGATTATGGCGGTGCGAGTATGGAAATGCTAAATAGCAAATGGGCGCTACAAACGCCAGCAAGAGCCAAAAAACTTAGCCAGAGTATTAAAAATGGTGCATAATGGAAATATTACAAATTGTGGAAACCTTGGGCGTGCCTGTGGCTGTAGCGTTTGGTATGGGATACGCCGCTATGTTTTTGGTCAGGTTTATTACAGACAAGCTGGTAGAAAAATTAGATACTAACCATGAGATAATCCACGGCATAATAGTTAAATTAATTGATAGTAACCGCCAGGCCAAGGATGAGATAAAAGAGCTTAAAAGCGCACAGAGAACCATGATAACTATAATACAGAAATTAACAGGCAACGGGCTAAGCAAGTATATAAAGGAGAAAAATGAATAAGCTATTAACCGCTATAATATATATAGCTAATAAGATGGCCATGCCGTTAGCAATAAAGTGGCTAAAAGAAAATGAGGATGCACTTGCTAAAAAGTTTGCAGACAGTAATGATATACCACTTATAGGCGAGAAGGCTGAAAAACAGCTTGCAGCTGGTGTGATAGCCGCAGTGGTAGAGTTGCTGGAAGGTAAAAAAGCGTAGTGCTTGCTACCCTGCTTAAAAAGCTGGTGCCTCTGGTGCTTGCTGAGGTGCTGGAGTTTATTAGCCCTCTGCGTGCTTATGCTGAGGAGGAGAATGAGCTTGATGTGGCGGTACACAAATTAAATGCTATAACTAAAAGCCATGAGGAGCGGCTGAGTAAACTGGAGGCTGTAAAAAGTGCTTAGGCTTGGTGATAATGATACTTTAAATGAAAATTACACGCCAGTAAAAGTAAATGGCGAGACCTTACCCATAGAGCTTAGCCGCACTAAGGTCAGGGTAGATGATATTGTACTTAAAAAGATTAACGAGCTTAGTATAAAAGACTATATTGATAGTATCCCTGGCACTATAGTAGGCTATACTACAGCAGGGATAGATGCTACTGCTGATTCTTATACTTTAACGACTTCAATGGGGGTTACTGATTCAGCCCATAAAGTTAAATTTGTAGCACCGCAGTCAGGCGTTGTGGAAATAATGGCGCAAATATATTTTGATGCCTCCCGCAGGGTGCCGGTTTTAGGTCTGTCAGATAGTGATACTTATACTGCAATAGATTTTCCAAATACAAATGATGTAACCAATGAGCATATACAAGCTATGCCACCATCATCTTCAGGGGATAGTATGCTGCGACCTTATTGGATTGTTACTGGACTTACAGCGGGGACTGTTTACGAATGGTGGCTTGGAGCAAAGACGGGTTTAGGGCTTGGTGGTGTATTGCGGTGGGGGGGAACGGCAACGAACCAATACCCTCCATTTATTATGAAAGCCACAGCGTTGCGGGCAGCCGTAGCAGATTATGCGGTATATGGATAATAAAGCATAATGAGTTTAGTAGATAGAAAATATAATGCATATTATAAAAAGCTATGGTACATAGACCAGGCTACTAATACCGGCGTAGATACTACCATAAGGGACTTAAAAACTGGCGACGGTGCCAGCGGTGTTATGGGTATGTCTAAAGATGCTATATTATTGCAGCCTAAAAATTCAGATAGTACCACTATGGCTGAATTTAAGACTAAGAGCGGTACAGTGTTTGGGAGAGTAGATAGCACCAATAAGAAGGTAATGCTGGGTGAAAGCCTTGTAGCTGCTAATACTCAGTATGCTTATTTCGGTGCCTGTAACAGTGATACGGCTGGGTTTTCTGCGGGGCACCATTACGCTTTACCCTTTGGTCCTAACTTTGTAGGTAGCTATTTATCTTTTGGTACTGGTACTGACCCAGACACAAGCGTAACAATTACCACCAATGCGCACCTAATAACGCCCATGCTGTGGTATATACCTGATAATATTACTATAAGCTCTGTTAGCTGGTTAAATGCTGCTGATACTGCTACCGGCGATACTTGCAGGGCACACCTGGTAAGCTACGATATAGATAAAACCAATACCAGTACAGGCGGTGATTTATCGGCAGGAGTTGTAATAGCTGACGGCAGTGATATAGTAAATGCCGGCTATGAGGCACAGTATTGGCAGGATATGACAGTACAAAGCGCTAATGTGGACGCAGGTAAAGTATGCGCCTTTTGTTTTAGGTCAGATACGGTAAACTCGGATTATTCCATAACAGCAACCATTAAATATTATATAAGGTAGGATTATGCCACAATTAAACGCTGCATTAAACATAATAGCTGGTAAAAAGACTTATAATTTTTTAAGGAGCCAGAATTATACAGAATTATTTAGCGTAGAGCAAACGGTAGATAATAGTGATGCTTTTATAAAACTGGCCGGCTTTGGTGGTAGCAAGGCAGCACAAAGCCTGGAGGAAGCAGATTATATTTGTATGTATAATGTAAGCGATACCGCTGCAGAAATATCACTACAGCTACGACCCTGGACGGCTGGCTCACCTGATACTTATAGCACAAGCTCAGAATATGTGGGCACACTGCTACGCCCTGGTGAATATTTAGTATTACCTAACCACGCATTAATCCATTATAGCACTAATACCGCAGCAGCTAAAGGCACCGAGGTAGATGATAAACTCTGGACTGCTGTAAATAGTTCTAATATGTATAGTGCAGAAATAACTACGACAGACGGCTCTACAGGTACCGGTACCAGCTTTAGTGTGGTAGATGGTAAAAAGATTAAAGTAGGTGATATACTACAGATTTTAACAGCGAGCCAGGAATATGTAAGGGTGAGCGCAATTAGTGATACGGCGGCAGACGGGGATTATACGCCGGCTACTGCAACAGTAGAGCGTGGGTTATTTGGAGGGGTAGCGGCTACTAACCATAGCACAGGCTCCACTATAAGGCTCCCTATGTGGAACCAAAACGCACATCAATATAATAAGTATAGCGTAGTGCAGACAGACAGCACAGGTAATTATTTATGTACTAACCTCTGGGGTGATGAAGGTCGCACAGGTGGCGGTACAGATAATAGTAGTGGTGCAGATGGCTGGGTGCCTTCAAGTATAGCTATAAAGTGGTACCAGCCTGGTTACCAGGAGTTTGGCCTTGCAGGACTGACCGCTAATACTAAGGTCGGTCTTACCGCCAGCACAGCCTACCAGCTTACGGTTAATTGTGATGCAGCAGGCGCACAAAGTATATCGTTTACCACAGATGCCTCAGACCTTACCCTTGCTGGCAGTAATAATGCGATAATACCAAAGATACAGGCTGCGCTTGATACAGAATATTATACTACAGGTAGTAGTTTAAAAGAAAAGAAAGTTAGCATTGGGCTTGTAGGTGGTGATATAAGGGTAACCTCTGGCCAGCGCCTAAGCACCTCCGCAATATCTCTTGGTGATAGTGGTGGTGGTGATACTGACCTGTGGGGTGTAGGCCGGATACCGGCTGTGGGTAGTATAGAGACAGCGGTGGCCGCCAGGCTGCCTAACGATACTAACATTATGGACGGCTTAGCTATACCTAACCTGGATGCTTTTACTTTTGATAATGGCTATGGCGTCCTCTATGGCGTGGGTAGTGGCACTATTGATTATAACAGTGGAAGTATTAAAATAAAGGGTGCATACCCAGACGCAGAATTCAGCATAAGTGGAGTAACAGGCTCAGCTCTTGGCGGCGCAGGCACTATAGCGAGTACGTCATTAAGGGCTATAATCGCTATAAGAGTCAGGAGCACCAGCCCTATTAAAAACAGTACAGTACAAATATTGGCATTTAACTAATGGCTCTTACTACCTTTAGCTACGCAGACCAGGCAGACCTTAGAAATTATTTTAACCGTATGGGTGATTACGATACCAAGATACAGCTCTATGATTTTAGTACAGCATTTAATTTACACACTGCCTATAATACAGGCTATATATCTATGTTATATGTAAATGGCAGTGAAAACACTAAAACGGGAGTAACACCAAACGCTAATGGAGAGTGGCGCTATGTGGCTGGTACAGATTCAGTTGAGTATTTTAATGATGGCTATACAAGCAGCACAATTAACGACCAGATAATAGAGGGTGGCCGTGATTTTGCTGATTATATAGACCAGCAGCTTGTAAATGCCAGTCTGGAGCTACACAATTTATTAGATGCACGCTACCCAGCACCGCTGCCAAAGGTTATGCAAACAGCAAATAGTGCAGCCAGCGGCGTTACCCCTGAATATGACCCTATAATAATTAGAATGACCTGTTACCTTGCAGCAGCCACCCTTATACAGAGCAAAAACCCACTGGATGAGGCGGCTGCAGCTTATTATGATAAAGTAACAAATAATGAAGGCACAGGTATAGCAGATAAGCTAAATGCAGGCAGTATGAAATTTAGTTGGGAAGTAGATAATGCAGATAAGAGTGGCACTATAGCCGAAATTACCAGAGCTGGCAGTATGTATTTGGTAGAAAGTGCCGGCGATTGGGCTGGTGCAGCGCATGACATTGTACGCCTTACCTGTACAACGGGTGGGGTATATGGTACCGCAGTGATAAAGGCTGAATATTATGGTAGTGATAAATTATATGGTACCGAAAAAACAGGTATAATAGTAACCGGCGGGCTTATGAGTATTATTAATGGCTTAAAAGTACGTTTTCAGGGTAACAGTATGACAAGCTCGGATGTTTGGGAAGTAACATTAAAAAATGCAGGTAGGCAAATTACTAATGCGGCTGTAGATAGTATAGAAATGGTAAGAGCGTAGTGTGGTTACATATACTAATAACTTTAAAAATATATTGGATAAAATAACAAACGTGCTACGAAGTGAGTTTAAGGTTAAAGTGGTAAAAGGCCTGGAGGTGCCAGGAAATACTAACTGTATTAGGATAGTGCCACAGGGCTCTGATTTGCTTGAATATAATGCACATAGTGAGACCAGGCAGTATAATATAAGTATACAATATTTATTTTATGAGCAGGAGCGTGGTGAGCGGTTTATAGCATATATGACCCAGCAGGTAAGCCACCTTGAAGCGCTTATACATGATAATATAAATATGACGCTATCAGACAGTACGGTGGCTATAGATAGTAGGGTAGGCAGCCTGGAACTTGATGCAGATATTGAGGATGTAGACGATTATTATGTAGCCGCCTGGGATTTTAGCACAATACACACTGGCAATTATAATTAGGGGATAATATGAAAGTAAGAGGTAAAATTAATGTATTAAATAGGCTTAGCTGGGCGGGTGTACCATGTACCCCTGCACAGTTTACCCTATTAAAGCAGGGCAAAGCCGTAGATTTAAAAGATGAAGTGGCTAAAGATATGCTGGAGCTCGGTATAGTAGAAGAAAATAAAACTAAAAAAGGGAGTAAATAATAATGGCCATAAGTAAAACGATACTGGCGGCTAATGCGCCTTTAGTGGGTATAAAAGGTGAGACAGCCTACGGGGAAGGTATTGACTCGGCCGGTGCAGACGGCACGGCATACAGACAGTTACCTTTATTGCAGGCTACAAAGCCAAATTTTAATACTCAAAGAGTGGATAGATTATTAAGTGGCCGTGGTAGTATAGAAAATGCAGCAGACAGTTACAATACTGGCAAGGGTGGTACGGTAACCATGCCCTTTGACTTCTGGGCTACACCTAAGTTGCTTGCGCAGTTTATGGCACTTGTAGGCCAGGAGCATAGCGAAACTGGCGCCTATATCCATCAGACTGAGTTTGATAGTGCAAGTAATGCCCAGGCTATAGGAGGTACTGTAACTGCCAATCTACCTTCTACGGTAAACCTGGCCTATAGGACAGGTACCGCCGCAGAAGCTATAAGGGTAACCGGTGCCATGGTTAGCGACCTTACCCTTACGCTTGACGCAGGTGCTAATAATGGGCTTATGAGCCTCAGCGGAAATTTTTTCTCTGGGCACGCTAATCCTTTAGCAACAGGCACGGCGCTGGAGGAGACACAGGACGGCACCTGGACAAAACCAGATTGGGGTACATATTATAGTATACACGACATAACTACTAAGCAGCTTGAGGTAGAGGCCGGTGGCCTTTTAGATATGGTATTTAAAAGCCTCACGCTTACTATTACTAATAATGTGGTAAGGGTCGGGCAAAATAGTAACGGTGATGCAGAAGGGCTACATATACCGAACTTTGACATAACAGGCACGCTGGTTGTAAAATATGATGCTAATTTTGATTATGCGGCTGGCACTAATATACTGCAGGACTTCTTAGACTATAAAACTGTTAGTTTAAGCCTGCTCTGGGGTGATGGCACCGTAGGCACGGCAGGAGAGATGAATATAACCGCAGAGATACAGTATACAGGTGACCCCTCTCAGGATATTAGCGAGACTGGTATATTTCATAGCCTACCTTTTAAGTGTAAGCAAAATGCCAGCACTGAGGCGCTTAAAGTAATATTATTTAATGGCGAAAGTCAGACAGCATGGTAAAAATATGAAGGCCAGACAGCATAGTAAGGCCATAATACCTGAAGCAAATGCCAGTAGTGTATTAATAAAGCAGGAGAAAAAAGACGGCAAAGAACTATTTAAGCCGTTTAAAATAGACCTGCAGGTGCTAACGGGTGAAGAAGGCTTAGCGTTGCGCTGCAAGATAAATGATAATATGTTTGCCTCGGCAGCCAGCGGGGGCATTCCCGATTTTAGCTACTGGGTGGATGTGGTACGCAGCGGCACATACCTTACAGATGAGCAGATACAAGCATATAGCACTGATGAAATAATGGCTATAGCTGAGAGAATAGTAGAGGATTTGAATAAAAAAAAATAGATGATGCGCTGCTTAGGTATAATGTATGGATTAGCTATTATGGATGCAATAGGCCATTAAAACCACGTAAATACCCCTACACGGCACAAAGCCCATTCAGGCGCATAAACATCCTATATAGTAGTGATATGGACGTATATGAGGAAATTATGTTATTATATGATGAGGCTAAAGAAAAAGGCGCCGGAATTGGTGAGGCATTGTATATCCAGGTGCCATTATTTGCAGATGCTATAAACCTGGTACAAAGTGATATACAGTTACGAATAAAAGCGTATAATTACTGTAAGACATTTAGCACCCCGCCCTACCCTTCCCTACAAGACACACCACTAACCTACATAGACGATTTTACTATAATCCATGCGGAGCTGCAGGCAGCAAGCTCAGCTAATAAGAAAGGTAATTAATTATGGCAAGTAAGCAAAAATTCATATTAGAGGCCACCAGTAAGGGATTTAAGAAGGCTGAGGGCAAGGTAAAGGGTTTATCCAGAGGCTTAGGCGGGCTGGCAAGCAAAGCAGCCCTGGCGGCTGGTGGGTTTTTAGGTGCTGCTGCACTTGTAGCTGGTATGAAAAAAGCCACAGAGGCCGCTGCAGAGCAGGAATTGCAAGAGAAAAAACTGGAGGCGCAGCTGGGACATACTTCCCAGATGTTATTAGATAATGCAAGAGCGCTACAGCAGCAAACCATGTTTGGTGATGAGGCTATAATAGGTGTGCAGGCCTCAATAGCAGCCTTTGAAAAAAATGAGGAGCATATTAACGCTGCCACTGCGGCTACCCTGGATATGGCCGCAGCTATGGGTATGGACTTAAAGGGCGCCGGTGATTTAATTGCCAAAACTCTGGGAAGTTCGACAAACGCCCTATCCAGGTACGGGATAGAAGTAAATGGCGCCGTCGGCTCCAGTGAGCGCCTTGAAAGTTTAACTACAAATATAGCTAAGGTATTTGGTGGCCAGGCAGCAGCCCAGGCGGATACACTGGCTGGTAAAATGGCACAGGCTAAAAATGCTATAGGTGACGCTGCCGAGAGTATAGGGGGTATGCTGGCGCCGGCTGTGGGTAATGCTGCACTTATGTTTAAAGATTTGGCTGAAAAAACCCAGGGCGCTATAGAAGGCCTTGAAAAAATAGATATTAAAAAGACTATGGCCAATATGATTTCTAATTTTGATGCACAGGTTAAATTGGTATTGGATGTGTTTAAAGTTACCTTTGATTTTATACCTGATATAGCAAAAAAGGCTTTTGATAAATTGGCGCCGCTATTTTGGGAGCGCCTTAAAAGTATGTGGGGACTTGTTAAAACGGTAGCAAAAACGCTATGGGAACCCATACCTATAGCCGCTAATATTATGAAAATAAAAATACAAAAGGTCTTTGCACTGATGGGTGCTAAAATTAAAGAAATAATGCACCCTGTTATTAAAGATGTAGCAGATATGTTTAATAGTATGGCCGATACATGGATAGGTGCTAAATTAGGATTAAAACCTATAGAAATAGCCGATTTAGTGCCAGCAGAAGAAATAACCGCCCAGTATGATAAAATGATAGCAGAGCTGATGGAAAAAGGCCAAAATACTAAGCTGGCGAGCTTTATATCAGATCTCCTAACTACAGATGACATAACAAACGCAGAGCAATATACAGCAGCCCTTAGTGATATATTTAAAAATTACTATGATAGCATAGTAGTTAAAAAAGAGGAAACTAAGGATACACTGGGAGAGGGTGGATTAACACTAACGCCTACCGCCGAGGAGCAGGATGTAGCAGCGGAAAAGCTAAGCTGGTACAAAGAACAATGGACAGAATATTATGATAATTTAGGTGAGAACGCATTAAGGACTATAGAGGCAATAGGCGGTATTATGGATAATTTTGATAATATGCAGCAGAGCCTTGCAGATGCAGAGACTAATAGACTAAACAAGCGCCATAAAGAGGAAATGCAGAAGGCCAAAAATAGCGGAGCTACAGCAGACGCTATAAAACAAATAGAGACACGCCAGGCTGCAGAGCTGATGGCCTTAGCGGAAAGGCAGAAGGAAAAAATGAGAGGCATAAGGGTAGCTGGCGCTATTATGGCTACCTTTGAAAGTGCTGTTAATGCTTATAACAGTGTTGCACAGATACCGCTTGTAGGCGCTGTGATGGCGCCCATAGCTGCTGCGGCGGCTATAGCAGCCGGTATGGCAAACGTCCAGGAAATTAAAAGTGCTCAGCATGGTGCAGATTTTATTACAAGTGGGGAGCAGCTATTACTTGTAGGTGATAACCCCAGTGGACGTGAGCACGTACAAATTACACCGCTTGGGCAGAAAGATAGGCAGCCTTCTGGCGGTGATACTATAAATATAACGGTAAATGCCACTGGTAATTTATTAAGCTCTGAATATGTAGAGGGTGACCTGGCTGATGCTATTACAGAGGCCATAGGGCGAAAGGTAGCGCCATATAGGGATATGTTACTCTTAGGGATTAACTAATGCTCACACTACCCACAGAATATATACAGCACTTAAAACAGAAACACACCAACCTAATACCCGTTGTGGTGATAGGTGGGGGTGATGAGGCTCTATATTTTTCTACAAATAAAATAAGCGTAACGCTGCTAAGTAGCGGCGAAGTAAAAAGCTGTGAGCCTCTTATAGCAAAGGGTGGTATAAGCACTGTTAAAGAGGGCATAGATTATTTTAATAAAGAAATACAGATAAGCGCTATAACAATAAAGCTAAATAATTATGAGCGTGATGGCCGGCGGCTTAGTAATAGAGAGGATATAACCAGCTTAAACCGCCAGGCGCTTAATCTATTCTGGGCAATCCCGACTAATAAAGTAATAAGCTATGAGCAACCAGACGGTAACAATGAAATGCTGCACGTATATAGCGGCTTAGTAAGTAAAACCAGCCACGATTTAAAAACCGTTACAATAACCGCAGAGGATAGGCTTAGCTACTACACAAAGGGCGAAATGCCAAAGTATGTAAATGATATAGCTGGAATGCTACCAGGGCACGATTATAGTGATGATAGCAGCATACCTTTAGACCGTAGAGAAAGCCCTGCCTGGCAAATGACTTATGGCGGCGAATATACAGGTAAGGTGCCGGCGCAGAGAGTTAGTAACCAGTCTGGAGGAGAGCCACGTTATTTTATTGTAAGCCAGGACTATGATGAAAGTAATTATGATGGTGTAAATGAGTTTGCTGGTAAGCTATATGTATATAGAAAAAATATAAATAAATACTGTGAGATATTAGAGAGTTTTGCCTCCAATTTTGTAGATAAGTATAATGATGTAAACGGCACCAATTATGCACATGGCTATAGCCAATATGAAACACCACCAGGAGGAGCGCAGCACCTATTCCCCTATTCAGAAAATGCTATACTACACGGCAATATGGGCGCTGTGGAAAATAAAGACGTACCAAGTGGTTTTAGCGGTGATGATGTTATAAAAATATATGATACTGTTTATGATACAGGTTTTGCCTGGGATAATAGAGACAGTGCTGTATTAATAAAGGCCAATGTGGGTGAAAACCTTGGTACTGGCGGAACACAAAGCGGTATGCTTACTTTCCACGTGCCGGCATTTAGTAAGGTGGCAGAAACCGGAGGCACTATATATTTAAAGTACCTTATAGAAATAGAAAACCCTACAAATAACGTACCGGTAGATTATGCAATATTTAATTTAAATGAGGCATGGCTGTCTGGCACAGCCCAGCCTGGCGAAACAGATGTACTGGACAGTAATTTCCTAAATGGTGATGAAATGGTGCTGCCTATAGCCAGTGTGGGTATAGAGCAGGATAATATACAGTTTGAAATACCTATAGCTTTTACCACTGAAGCCGGCATAGAGGGCACAGTTTATGTTAAGGTTTATCAATTACAGCAGCGTGCTAATTATATTATAGGCGACTTTACTAAGCAGGACTTTTATATAGACCTTAAATATGGCAGGGCGACTTATAACTGGACAAATGCCACTAATGATGGCAATCTTGTATGGTATAGAGCGCACCCTGGAAGTATAGCCACAGATATAGCACGTGAAATGCTGGAACCAGATATAAGCATAATAGCTACTAATGCAGACGGTAAGCATGATTTCTTTGCCTGGGCTGACAAATATGACTGGCTAAAGTTTGGTGGTGTATATAATAGCCGCATGAATATAATGAAGGAGCTGGCGCACCTGGCCAAGACTATGCCGGTTTATTATGTTTATAACACCGTGAAAAATATGCTTGGCGTAGCCCTGCCAGATGGGAACTATATATATGATACCAGCTCCCAGCTCGATAGAATAATAAAAGTAGAGGAAATACAAAGCCTAAAATTTAAACTCTCAGACCCAAAAAAAATATGCACTAAAATAACTATCCATTATAATTATGATTGGGCTGAGGGCAATTATAAAAGCAAATATACTACTACAGTAGATAACATTGTAGGACTTAATAGCGGCTATGGACAGTATAGCAGGGAATATTATAATATAGATGCAGGGACAGACCAGGAAGTAGAATATAAAAGTAAATTAGCCAGGGATGAATATGCCGCCCAGCGCATGGCAGAGCATTATTTAATGCAGCACTGTAACCAGAGGCTTTTTATAGAATTTGATTTGCCACTACAATATATAGATTTAGAGGTAATGGACGTAATACATATAAATAAGCTCTATGGGGGTGCCAAGGCATACGGCATAGACTATACTAAAAAGTTTATAGAGGGCACAGAGCAGCCTCTAATGTATAATGGCCAGCAGCGCTTTGACAAGTTTGCCATAACAGAGACCAATAAGCATATAAAGGGTATAAAGGTTAAAGCTATGCTGCTTATGGCAGCAAATGCGGGACTGCCCTCTACGCCAGGGAATACCAGCCCTGGGTGTACAGACCCCACAGCCACCAATTATAACCCAGATGCCACGGAGGATGATGGCACTTGTGAGTACCCTGTATATGGCTGCGCTGACCCAGATGCGCTAAATTATGACCCAGAGTTAGC